CCATTTCGGCGTCGTCGTATTGGTCGAGATCGCGCGCCTTTACCAGTGCGCAAACTAGCCTCGGCTCGCCGCGGACTTGTCCTGGGCGATTGACTTCAAAAACGTGCAGAACATCTTCAGCAGGAACGCGAACGGTTTCAAAGTTTGAAACGGAAATCCCGTCACCAGGGTGCTCACGATACATGTGATACGCGACACGACGACCAACTGCGTCGAACTCGACGCCAGCAACGATCGCATTGATTCCAATGCCAGCGGATCTCGTCTTCGACGTCGGCACCTGTTCGGATTCAAGGATCTGGATCTGGAACGGGGGATTGATCTCAACCCCGTTCTTATCGGTGTCGCCGATGTAGCGATACCGGAACCGCACAAAAACGTCGCCGGCAGTTAAGAAGCTACGGACGACAATCGACTGAATACCGTAAAAATCGGTCATTCCGGCGGCATCCGCTTGTGCCACCCAGTTTTCCCACAGGGCCTGTAAATCGACGTCGTTGATCTGCGGCTTAAGGCCAACGCCAACCGAATCGCGGATAAGGATTTCAACGCCTTCTTTGACGAGACCGTTTTTCCGTACAGCGTCGCGAGACCGCGCCCGCAGCGTATCAAGATGCGGCAGCAGCGCGGCGTTCGGGCCGGGCGAGGAGGTCGTCCAGCCCACACTCCGGCGACCAAGCCCACCGGCTTCGTATGTATCTGATGCGGCCATCGAAGGCCGCAGGATTGCAGGCGCCATCGTAGCCGAGCCTGCGCGAACCCTCACGCGGGGCTTTGAAGTTTGCACGAGCGCCATAAATCAGAGTCCCTTGGACGGCGTAGAGATCCGGAATTTCCGGGGGATGCGGGCGCCACCTGACTTGTCAGACAACGCTTTATTCATCTCGGCAAGGCGACGACGAAGCGCATTGCCGGATTCAAACGTGGTCGAGCGGCCGGAAATCGTGCAGGTCAGCACGCCGGAGGTGTAGGCCAGCTCCAGCGATTTGATCGCCGCTTTCAACTCATCGACCGACCAATCTGAAAACACGCCGTCACCTGCTCATAAATGAAGACCGCACTGCGACCGGACGCCGCCTGGCAGCGGGGCGCGGTGCGGGCTTGACCGGCGTGGCCGGTGTTTCAATTTCTTCAGATTCCCGTTCGGATGGAACGGTCGCTTCTGCCGACGCTACCGGGATTCCCATTCGATCCGCGATTGCGGTTGGATCCCATGATATGTTGATCGCCTTGAGACCGTACATGACGGCCGTATTGCCAACCCTGCAGTCGAAAGCCTCGTTGCGCTTGCCCTTCGGACAATCCCAGACTGCCATCCGGTGGGCGCCGTGGCCCTTCCAAATCTTCTTTTCAGCCGACAGCTGCTCGAAATACGCCTTGTCGCGATCGACCGGAAAATGCATGTATCCTGGGCCGGGATCTTTGATCGCCATACGCCTGGAAACCAGATCCTTCGCGTTATCCACGCCGACGATATACAGCGGGACTTTCCCGCCTTTTTTGTCGATCAACGTAGGCCTGCCAGGCCAAATCGGGTATTTCTTCGTTGGCGAGTTTGCCTGCCCTTTCGTGGCCCAGACTCGCTTGGAAATCCGCGCCCGCGCATAGTCATAAATCTGCTGCGTCGCGTAGCCGTCACCGCTATCAAGGCCTGTTGCCTGGATGCGGAATTCGCGGCCGTCAATTCCACGCCACGATGTGCGGAACAGTAGGTCGTCTAGTGTGCTCTCCCACGACTTGCTGTCGATCGGGTCACACAAGACCACCTTGTAATCGATGTTCCAGCTTTCTTCGCCGCGGCCCCAGCCAACAACCTCAACTTCGAAGCGGTTCCGCTGGAAGTCTACGAACGCTGTCAGATAAGCGACGCCGGCCGGGACTTCGGCCTCATAAACCTCCGTGCGCTGCTCGAGGCTTTCGCCGTCGATCGCTTTGCCAGCACGGTCTTCCCACGTCTCACCAAGCCAGAGGTTCACAAAAGGCTGCAGCAGAGAAGATGGGTCCGCCTGCGCGGACAACCATTCCTGCGCGATGTGCTTCCAGCTGGCCTTCGGGAACAGGCTGTAGGCCGTCCAGATATGAAACGACGCGTGGCCTGGTTCCTTCGGTTTCGCCGTCGGACGCCACTCGCCGTTCTCGATCATCGCGGGCTTGCTGCTCTCTTCGATGATGCAGCCATTAACGGCGCAAACGAAGTAAGCCGCCGAGACCATTCCGGTCTCTTCGTCAACATCCCATTTCAGACCATGCGGAAGATCGCGACCGCCGAACTCGAGAACCTGCATCTCCCCACAATGCGGGCAAGGAACGAAGTATTTTCTCTGGTCACCCTTCTCATACTCAGCTTCGATCCGGGAGCTGCCTTTCAACAGAGGCGTGCTCATCAGGATCCTCTTTGAATTCCAAAACGTCTCGCCGCGCTTGTCGAGTAGCTTCAGCTTATCGCCCTGAGTGTTCGCCGACGGGTTCCAGCCGGCTGCGTCAACCTCGTCGCCGCAGTTGATCCGTGTCGTCACTCGCCGGAAAGCGTCATCAGAAACCGCGCCGCGAAGGCGCCAAATCGCTCCGTTCGTACAGTGCTTGGTGTTCCAAGTGTCCTGTGTTTCACCGCGCCCGTTCGGGTTGCGGATCGCCGCGAGGCACTTCATGTCATCGAACATCGGAGTGATTTCCGACTTCGAAAAATCCTTTGCGTCTTCCTCGGTCGGCTGAAGCATCAACACAGGAGACGGATCGGCCGCCGTGTAGTAGGCCCCAGTCCCCTTCAAAAGGCTTGTCTTTCCAACGCGCGCGCTGGACATCCAGGTGATTTTCGAATTCGCCGGGTCGGTGATCGCGTCAGCGATACCGCGCTGGAATCCGAAAAGCCTTATCTTGCCTGGCTCGCTGCTAGTAGAAGCAGACAGGACGAAATTATCTTCCATCCAGACCGACAGCGGAACCCGAGGCGCTGGTTTCAGAGCCTCGCCGCGAATTTCTTCCAGGACTTCCCGTAGCTTCCATAGTCCGTCGCTGAGATCGTCAGACGGGAACAGCGTGATTGCCGGCGTTTGCATTCGTATCGGCCTTCAATGCTGCCAGCGCCTCGTTGATCACCTTTTCAATTTCGGCCTGGATCTCTGCCGGATTGTCGAGAAGTGCCACACGCGGCGCGATCTTTGCCGGGATGTTCATGAGAGAAGACCGTACGAGGGCGTATTCCGTGGTGACGGTCCTTGCGACATCTTCGATCCGGACGACCTCTTTTTTCAGTTCAGAGAGCCTGAGCTCATCCATTGAAGCCAGAGCGATCGCCCGGCGCCGTTGCGCTTCTTCCTTGCTGATCAGCCCGCCGACCTGTTCTGCGACTGCTTCCGCTGCCTGCGATTCGCGCCATGCGACGACTTCAGCGACATCAAAAACCCAGGATTTCCCAGCGTCTTTATCCGCGGCCTCTACCGACGGACAGTTTCTCTTCTGCGCCCACTCAACGACAGTGTGCCGATTTACGCCGAGGATCTCGGCCAGCTCGTTTGCCGAGACTCGCTTGCCCTGTTTTGCCATAAACCCGCCACCCCTACCGGCCGGAAACCCGCAGAAATCCGCCATTTCCACCGGGGTGGTGGTGGCTGGTTGATAATAATTTGCAATAGAGCTACAGACCGCGCCCTGCACACACCCGCAATACGTGTGGGTTCCAGGGGCCCCGCCTGGGGTCAGATGAGAGTCATTCCAAGTTCAGTTGAGACCCAATTAAGAAGAAGTCGCGCGGCCTATGTTTATGTCCCGGCCGCGCGCTGGGGACGTAGCGGCCCCGGAAAGAAAAGCATCCAGGTCCGCAGGCGGGGGAGCGCGTGATCCGCAAAAGGATAGGGCAGCCCCGCAAAAAGCCACGGCCCCCGCCGTATTGCGAGGGCCGCAGAAGAGGAAGAAGGAACAGGAAGGAGGAGGAACGTCGGTCTAAACGCAGTGAGACCAATACTTTTTATATGAGCTTCAGGGCGACAATTGTAAAGCACTTTTTGTTGAAGCGACGAAAAAAGATTGAGAAGGGCAGCGAGATGGCTACTTCATGCACCATGCGCGATTCTGATACGCGAGCCGCGCTGTGATCTGA